GCGTTCTTGTAGTTTTTGTTGCTCAGTTCTTTAAAAACAGTATCTTGCGACAAGTACTCAACTTCGTAATATTCGTTTCCTTCTGAATCAAAGACGCTAATGATTTCTGAAACATTGGGTGAATTTAACTGTACAGATTTAAATCTCTCAAAAGCCCCTACCTCCACCTCTTCAACATTGAAGAATCCAGAGACAACGTTTCCATAAGACTTAATTGCGTATTGTGTTGGGGCGCCTGTGGTTGAATCTGTCGTGGCTACGACAACAGGGTTAGAACTCACAGCCATGTCAACATTTTCTGTCAAAACAAAACTGAGTCCGTTCTGGCTTATAAATCGAGTCCCTCGTTTAACAACAGGGATATACCTAGTATCAGGTCCAAGCCCGGTCTCCGATGCAGGAACAAGCACAAACAGGGCAACCTTGCCATACGTTGAGGGTCTTCCGCTGTCTTTGTAGCCAAGTATTCTGCCATGTCTTATTACATTATCGCGCTGGTATGACGTATCTAGGAAAGTCTCATTAACGTTGTAATCGAGATAAAAAGATACCTGATCGCCAACGTAAGCCACAGCATCCAACATCATTGCACCAAAAGATGCCTCACTGAAGTCTTGGAATGTGTCGGGATAGAAGCGTTCCGCTACCTGCGTAAGCTGGTCCCTAATGGAAGAGAAATCTCTGCTAGTGTAATCAATCGCTACTGTTTTTTTAGAATCTTTTGGCATGTGTTATCCTCTTCCTAAATAGTAAACTCCAATAAATCAGATACAGCAATGTCTGGTATCCTATATTCAAGTCTTATTGCTAAAACATTGTCCTCCATGTTGTTGGTTCCAAACTCTATGCTGGTGATTGACACAACTGGTAAGTAGGTGCGGACTTGCTCTCTTATTCTCTGATCTATTCTCGCATAGACATCGCTTTGAAAGTTTTCAAATAAGAATTGCCTAATACCAACCCCAAACTCTGGCTCCATAACTCTTTCGCCAGGATTCGTAAGAATAAGCATCTTAAAATTTTGCTTTATTAGAGCCTTAAAATTTTTGATTGCTGTGTAACCGTCACCGGAATCAACAGTAATTGGTAGCTTAGGGGCCAACGAAGACATTTCAATACCTCACTATAAGTATGTTGCTACTCTTTTCTTTCACACAAATCGCCCTTATCATTGAAGGGATTGCTGGATCTGCGCTTCCACCAAGGCATAATTCTTTGCCCAGGGGCAAGCTGGAAAAGCTCTTTGAGGTTCTTTATAACAATCTTTGCTCCGCTCTCGCCCTCTCGTGGATCGTCAAAGTTTCTAGAATAATAATAAGACTTGAACATTCGCTTGATTACTGCGTCGGATCTGCGTAGGGTTACTTTATCCCACTCATCCCAGTTTAATGAGAAGGGTGTGAAATTTGGTCTCCATTGGGGCGGATACCAGCCAGGATAAGAGACATCAAGGTCTATTTCTCCTGTATCGTCTATTCTTAAGCCCGGTTTACTCCCAAGTCCTGTCGCTATTTGTCTCTTTTTGGCGTCAGCAACAACTTCACCAATTGAGGGCAAGAATGTGAATGCATTGTAGATTGCCAAACCAGAGAGAAGCTTGTTGACAGGTAAACAATAACTGAAAAATGCCTTAAACTTTGGATCATCTACAAGTTTGTTAATAAGGCAGAACAATTCTTTGCTCCCGTCTTCAAGCGGCTTAAGCATTTTAAGCGGAAGATCGAGCGCATCTATTTCAGAGTTTGCTATTTCTTTCAAGCCTGCGTCTGTTCTGGCGAATAGAGCAAGACCGTACCTTATTCCAATCTCGCCCTTTATTCCAACTATGGGTCTGCCCTCTTTATTGTCATCGTAAACAAACTCAAGCGTCCCTGGGTACACATCAGAAACGTTTTGTTCCGCACTGGGTCCGCTTGTTAGCGCACCAACCTCGCTCATACCTTTGCGTGAGCCATTTACTTTTAGATATTTTTTTATGACAAATGGGCTAGTACCACTAACGCTATCGTTTATGTTGGCACTGACCCCACCAATGTTCATCTTAACGTTTCTGGCGAAGGGTGTGAGTGTATCGTGGGGCTCGTCGCTATGTTCTTCACCGACCATAAACACAGGCTGTCCTTCTTCATCTTCGTGGACGTGGTAATAGCCAACGTAAGGGGTGCCATCCTCAAGAGAAAACTCGTCTCCGTCGGTGTAGCCGCCTTCGCCGAGACCCTGGACCTCTTCTTTGATAAGACGATCGAGAGTCAAGCTAGAACCATCAGTAAACTCAGAAAGTATGTGGTAATAGATATTGTTGACGTAATCATCTTCGTTTACAAAACCTTCTTTGATAAGATTGTTTTCAAAAATATCTGCTATAAAGGTTACCTCTTTCGCAACATACTCTTTTAAGATTACTTTAGCGTGGTCCTCGGCAGCCTTGACAGCTTCAAGATTTTTGTTTTCGCGGTAACCCTTGAGTGTTTGAAAGGTGCCTGCATCATCAAGTTTTTTAGCTTTCTTTAAATCATTTCTATCAGGGTACTTGTACTCTCTCTGGATTTTTCCTATCTCTGTCAGGGCATTTTGTACATTTATCGGTATGTCTGTTATGTCGCCCGCCTCTACTTCATCGTGATAAGTTTGAACTGATTGCTCCAAGAAGGCATACCAAAACTCTTCGTCCTTAAATGGGTTAAACAATTCAGCGAAGCCGCTTTGGGAGTCTTTCAACCCCTTTTCCATCTCTTCCACAATGTAAGATGCGTATAGGTTGCTAAAGTTGTTGTTAAAGTCAGGCTTGTATCTGCTGAATGTTGCGATAGACTTTAGAAAGTTTATTGAAGCATACACTCTACAGGCAGCCATTATCAAACCCTTGATTCCTGACTTCGCAGATCTATCCAAGATCCTGTCAAACGGCTTTTCTGTGACACAATCTGGATCCGATTTGAGCCTTTTGTCGTCGGGGGCTGTTGAATAGCTATTGCTCATAACAGATCCTATGTCGCCGAAATCCACAAGGTCTGTGCGATAAGGCTTGCAGGGGCTTAGTTCTGGGAACATAACATTTATTAGCCCCAGCCAACCATCGTTGTCGGTTGGCTTAATGTAGTATTTTGGATTGGTGTAGGAGCCGCCATGAGCGGCTGGATCAAGATAGATAATCTTTGCTTTTTCGGGATTGTCTCTGTTGTTGTATTGATCTCGGCTCATCCCCAATTCAGCATCGCTATTAGATAAGGAATCTCCCTCGGAGTTTTTGGCGTCTGCGTATTCCACAAAGGAGCCTCCGCGTATAACGCCATAGTCAGCATCAGATGGCGCCAAAATGTCCGATTTTGCTCCATAGTTATACGCTTTGTTATCAAGAGTAAAGATGTTTTTGCCCATTTCGTCAAGCATAAGAGAAATGGTGCTGTTCCATAGGTTTTTGGCTTGACCAGCATTAATTCCAAGAATGTCTCGCATCAGCGCTATCTGGGGAGGATTAGACGCTTTCTTTCTTTCTATTGCAGATAGGAACAAGGGATACTCAGTAACTGCCTCGTCTGTTGGTTGTCCGGTCTCGTCAATGATTCCATCCAGACCCTCATCAAAAGACATAAATTCATACTCTTGATCCTTTATTATCTTTGAATCTTCTTTTGTTGGCTCATCAATATCCTCATCGGAGGTGCCCCCAAATGAAGAAGCATTTTGTTTATATTCGCTATTGTAGTTAAATCCGCTTATGTCTGTTAACTTTACAATCTGCAATCTGACATTATCGTCTTTTCTGTTCTTTGTACCATCGAAATCTGCAAAGAAGAATTTGAAGTTATAACCAATTATAAAAGTGCCATCTTGCCCAAGTGTTGGTTGCGTGGATAAGGTCGGGCTTGTCACAGGGTCAAGTGAGCCATTGTTACCGCCACTGTTGTCTCTCCATTTAAGGAGCAGATCTGCTGTTTTTTTTCTTGAAGCAAACTTTATGTTCAAACCTTCTTCACCATTTTTCTCAGTTGTGCTCAATTCGTAATTGTAACCAAAATCGGGCAATCTAGTGAGGTTTTTCTTTTCTATGCCGTTTGTGGTTCCAGAATCTACACCCTTAAAAGATATAAACTTGGTTTTCTTAGGTTTGAAATCGTTATTGAGGTTTACTGTTGAGATGTTCTCTTTGGCTTGTTGAGAGAAATAGACTGCCTGCCACTCTGCGATGTACTTTGGCAGGGCACCTCTTTGTGCGCCCGCTCTTGCGTAGTTTACCTGATCGTCTTCAGCGGTGCCCACGTCGTTATCAGAATAGAAATCAACATATTGCAAGGCGCCGGGATCAAAGTTGTTTTTTCTTCGGTGTGCTGTGTAGGGTCTGCCCATGGTATCTGAAAGCACCATGTTGACGAAGCCCCAGTTTTTCTTGAAGGGTCCGTTGCCCAACATGTCGTATGAGTATGCTATCTTGAGGTTTTCAAGGGCATCAGACAGCCCCTTGGAGGCAACTGATTCTAATTCTTCTGGTTCTCTCGGGAACAAACCATCATTGCAGCCAGGAGAAGATTGAAGTGGTCCAAGATTATCCAGCAAAGGAATTCCTCCCTGTTGTATATCTACAAGAGTTTCAAAATCATCCACTGGTCGACGGCAAAGCGTTTCAATTTGTTCTGGCGAGGCACGACCTTCTAGGATCTGTGCCCTCACAGAACAAAATTGTTCTATTTGATCGGGTGTGGCACAGAGAGTTGGGTTGGCTGGAGTGTTGTCGTCTACGGGCGCCACCGAATCCTCAAGTGATTGTCTAAAGTCTGGTGGCAGTAGGTTGCCAAAGTTTCTATAAAACTCGGCTATGCTATCTCTGTTGTGGAACGTATCTCTAAATTCTGGGAATTCGTATTCAACAATGGTATCCACAATAGCCAGAAAGTCATCAGATGGGTTACCAAGAGAAGCATCAATGATTTCCTGTCTAGTTGAGGACGAGGCGATTGCTTCGTTTAGTTCCAGCACCTTGTCCTTGTTGGCTAAGTTTGAACCAGCCCCGCCGACTGCACTGAAGATGTCTTGTATTGCTTGATCTATTTTTTCTTCGGGAGCATCTGGTCCACATATGGATTCTCGTATGATTTCCCTGAACGTTGTC